GATTGTCAGGCGCTTGAACTCGCGTGTGGCCAGCAACGCCTCGGTTATGTCACGCCCCAGACGATCTGGGCAGTAGATGATCACCCGCTCAGGACGAGCATCCAGCAACTTTGCGCCCTCTGGACGATCGGCGAATGGGATCGCGCCGCTGACGCCGTCGTCGGGGAATTCGCCAGCGACCTCGTAGCCCTGCTTGGCACAGAACTCGCGACAGGCCGTAAGTTGGCTCTCGATGGTTTGCCGTTCAGCCTGCGCCTCGGTGCTAACTCGGGCGTAGATCGCCGTTCTCATCATCGTTAACATACCACCTAACGAGTCAAATGCAAGGGGGAGCATCGCTATCCCTATCGCCCCTGAGCCAGATACCAATCGACTTCTACGATCCCCTAGTGTGATCCTGCTAGGCCGCTGAGGGGTGGGGGCTTGTAGGCCTGAGGGATCGGCTGGTAGGAGGCAACCGATCCGTAACTCCAAACCCTCACTCTTCAATGGCCTAACTCCTGTCTGGTCTTCCTGTCTTGTCCACGGAGGGGCTACCCCCCCGCGTCTCACGCGGGAGGAAAACCCCCCAGATCTTGTTAGGTTTCTGGTCAGACTATGTAGAGAACCCTAGCAAGGGCAGTAGGCGCAACCTTGATGGCAGGACGGTGCCTGGCCACATACGTTGCCTTTAGTCGGCCTAGAGTTTCCTCTAGCAATCGTGTCCCTTTTCGGGAGTCCGCTCAGGCCCAGCATTACCGGACGGCGGCTCAGGGTCTGGCCGCACCACGAAGGTTCCCTCACAAAACTGGGACGGGGTGTGATCGCCGACTGTCGTCGGCTCTGAACTCCTACCACTTGGCCCCTTGTTTCTTTCATCGCTTCCATTAACGCACATCTTGCCGACTTCCCGAAGGCCTCGGGGGGTCTAGCAACAACGCGTAAACTGTCCATGCGCGCCGTGGCAAGGACGCGGCTTCCGGCCTTCGGCATAGGCCAGCTTGAGGGCCGCCGAGTAAACGTGCCCGCTCCGCTTGATGTTGACCCTGTGGGGCACCGGCTCAAGGTGCACGGGGTTGCAACAGTTCTTGACGAAACAGAGGTGGTCGAGATCCATCCCCTCGGGGATCGGCCCGACCAGGGCCTGATAAACCTCGCGGTGGGCGAGGGTCATCCAGTCCGAGTAGCCGTAGCCGCGCGGGTTGCACCAGCCCGTCCACAGCCAGCAACCCCCTGGGCCGTTGAAATCGATCTTGTCGATAAGCCCCTGTCGTAGCATTTGTCCCCCTAGATCGTTCATTCTGATGTCAGTATAAACGGTCAACCCGAGTTCCCGAAGGCCTCGGAGGGGGTATGCAGGGGGCTTGACTTTCCCCAGCGCACGAGTGATTGATGGTTGCGAAGGGAGGTGAGCAGGATGATCGAGAACAGGAACCTGGCGATCGGGACACGGTTGGTGGGCCGCTACCGCAAGGCAGAGCACACAGCCACGGTCGTGGAGGGCGGATACCGGCTGGAGGACGGGCGCGAATTCAAGAGCCCATCCTCAGCGGCCATGGCTATCACGAAGTGCGCGGTCAACGGTTGGCGTTTCTGGAGCGTGGAGGGTGCCAATGTCCCCAAGGCACCGACCCCCAGAAAGGCGCGCAAACCGCACTCCAGAGTCACTCGAGCCCCCGTCGAGACGTCGGCCTAGCGCCCCCAGGTTGTTGGAGAGGGTCGGGCTCCCTGCTCGGCCCTCTTCTTGTTGCAGAAACGACCCCCTTTGGGGGCCGTGTTCGGCGGAAGGGGCCACCGCCGTCTGCCTTGTTAGCTATGTTATGGAGTTCCCAGGAATCGCACTACGGGTATCAACGCAGCGGCCACGGTAGTGAAGGCTGTGGGGTCTATCGTAGCTGGGGCCGCGCCGCCCGCGATGGTCAACGTGCCCGAAAGGTCAGCGTATCCGGCGTAGTCAGCAGAACAGAATGTGACATCGTAGACGAAACGCGTGATCACCTTGGCGCTTGTGTTGTAGACCGAGTGACAGATGAGCAGGATGTAGTTTCCCGCCTCAATCGTTGCGGCGATGTCAATGGGCCGGATACCAGTGTTCGCCCCACACACGTCCGTCACGTTGAAGATTATGGTCTGCCCGTCTTCACTGTAGAGGGTGATTCGCACCGCGCTAGTTGCGCCCCCACCGGCGGCGCTGATGTTGTAGAGGATGCGTGTAGTTGTGATGGGCCTGGGAATTCTAACCACGCCCAGGTGCGCCGTGGTGTTGTTAGCGGCTAGGGCAACGCCCGCCGATACGCCCGTAACGGGCTCTACGGGCTCAGGAATCATGCTAGCCACGTCGTCATGCAAGACCAACTCATTGTCGCGTATCTGCTCGTCCAAAAGGGCCTTGGTAACTAGCTCACCGGCGACCCATGTTCTAGGTGCTGTCCATGCCATTTCTAATACTCCAATCTACTGGTGGGGTCATCTGGGTGCGCCGCCGCGTATTCCAACGCGCTGTAGTCCACTATCAGGTAAGCCCCATCGCCCGAGCAGGCCACCAGTTCATAGGTGACGATGTGCAGCGTCCTGCCGTTGTTGATCGCGTGGTGGATGTTCTCAATGTAGAAGTCCTCGTTGATGCCCAGGCCCGCTGGCCCGTCCGCCTCAACCGTAATGCGGTCTCCGATGCGCCGTTGTAGCGCCTGGGTCATTGAGGCTACGTCCCTACTAGCCACGTAGGTCAACATCAGCCGCGCGTGGGGGTCTTTGTAGCGGCCCACGGTGTAGTCGCAAAAGTTTAGGGCATCCTCGTAGCCATCAAACCAGGTCTTCGACAGTGGACATTTCCGCTTCCCGTAGGTCGCGATGCTGTTGGCATCCTCAGCAACGACTTGCATAGGCGTCGTGAACGTGTGGGGAGCGCCCCGTGCCTGTATCAATGTCACGTAGAGGAACTTCGTCATGGAGTTGTTGGTGATCGTGAACGCCATCTCCGTGCTGCGCTTCACGATGCCGCCGATGGTGTAGACAGAGCTTCCCTTGGTGGTGTCAATGGTAACGTCCGTTCCTGCCAGGGGGTCTGTCCAAACAACATATCCGCCGTTCGCTGAAGGGGTATAGGTTGCGGTGAACTTGTATGTCTTGCCTGGATAGAGCCCGAGGTAGCCGAGAGCGCCTAGCTTGCCTGTCCATAGCACGGATACCCCGCCCACAGTCTCCTGGGAGGGCACGTCGGCCTGAACCCAGTTGAAAATCTCGCCGGAGTCATCTTCCTTCACTAGGTCACGTATCGGGATGTCGCCAGCACCAGGGGCGTCACTAAATGTGGCTTGGCTCACTAGTGACCGCGCCCGCAACTGCCGACGGTATCTATCGGCATAGCCAAGTAGGTTACGAAACAGGGTGCCTGACCGCCACCCGCTCACTGCGGCGTCCACAGAGAGTTCCTCATAAACTAGACCGAAGCCTTCGGTATCCTCTAGTTGGCGGGTTAGTTCTAGGGCGGATTCCTCCTCTTGGTAAAAATCAGCGGTGGTGGTCTGGCCAGTATCGAAGTCTATTAGGAGAATGCCCGCGGCTAGCGCCGTGAGGATGTCCTCAATCCATGTGCCTGTCGGCTGTCCGGCGGTGGTCAAAGTGAGCTTCTTGACGCGGGAGAGTTGCGCCAAGCTGCCGAGCCCCTCAACGGTTACGGTTTTAGTGCGGTCGGCGGGGGAGGAGGGCGTCAACTTGTCCAGCTCGCCCTGCCATAAGCTGTAGAAACGTTTTGTTTCCAGACCATCCTCAGAGGAAATAACGCCGCCCGATTCCGTCAGGTCTTGACCAGCACGGTGGTCGACCCGCGTGCCCGAGGCCTCGTCCATTTGCCATAGGCTCGTCGCTATGGGATTCTGGGTAACATCAAGAAGGAGGTATGCGCCGTCCGTATCAGCGACGGCCCACTCAGTGACGTCCCGCCCATATCCCGAATTGTAGAGCCAGGTCAGTTGCGCCGCCGTTAGGTTGGTGGTTAGGGGCTTCCAGATGGCCAGAGGGCCGATGTCTGCGTCTACGTAGTAGTTGTTGGCTCCGTTGCGCAGCCGCCCGACCTGAAAGTCAGCGACGTCGTCGCGGATACCACCGGCAGCCGCTGCCGTGTTGGGCACTCCTGCGTTGACATCGATGCCCAGGATGTTGGCTACGGGGTCGTGGTAGACGTGCACCATGCACCAGGTGTTGGCGGGGACGTTGCCGAAGTTGGTGGCAGTAACGCTCTGGTGGGCAGTGTTCGCGGTGTTTCGGGCGTAGAAGGTGAACCGGCTACCGTTGACTTCTAGTAGATACTCGTAATCAGTAGCGGCGGCGAAGCTCACGCCCTTGAACACGATGCCCTGGTTGTTTCCAGGTGCCGCCACCTTGGCCCACACAACGAGATCCCAATAGATGTCACCAACAGAAAGGGCGGCGCTATCGGCGTGCACCAAGTAGCGGGTATCGGCGGCCACGAACTTGGCGGCTTGAGAGGTATCACGCACGCCCCCAGACAGGCGTAGGGCGTGTCCTGCACCGAGGTGCCCCGCTAGGGGGCCATCCGGACTATAGGTGCCCGCGTCGTTTCGCGCCAGCGCCCGTAGCGTGCCTGGTGAACATCGGGCAGGCGCACTCGAATAGTCGCGCCCCTGTAGTGCCTCAACGCTCATCACGTCGCCGGTGATGTTGCAGTAGGGGTAGTGACACCACCAATAGAACGCGGCAAGGTCAACCTGGTCATCTTCCCAGTTAACCTCAACCAGATAATCAACATCCATTACGTCGTCACCAATCCCCTATATTTGCCGTGCCGGAAGGCGTCGGCGATGATCTTCTCGATGTCGCGCTCGCTGAGAATGCTGCCCTGCACGTGCATGTGGATGTGGGTATCCCCGCCGCCGCGCCCGCCCCCTACCATCACGTCACCCTCAGGAACGACGGTCTCCTTCGCGTGGACGTTCAACAGGCCCGCCTTTATAACGGACGCGCCGCCCTGGGCGCTAGGGATGCTGATGTTGGCGATAGCGCTTACTATGTCGACGAGGTAAGAGGGAAGACCATTGAGCCTATCGATTATGATATCCGCGCGGTTGCGGACGGCCTCGAGATAGAAGGCCACAACATCCTTGAGGGTGGATTGAACCGCCCCCAGCCCTGTAGCAACGCCGGTTGCCACCGTGCCCACCGCGCCGGTTACCTTGTCTGACATGCCGGTGACATCAACGTTGATACTCGTCTCGGCGTCCTTCAAGACCTTCTCTAGCGGCGCGAATATCCCCGTCTCTGCCCCAGGCACGAGGGCCTTGATCTCGTCCCATAGGGATAGGGCGGACGCCATCGCAGCGTCGGCGGCGCTCTTGTCGCCTCGGTCGATGGCTGCGAAGGCCTCTTCGATGCTCTTAATTATGTCATCGCCGCCACGGGCGTCCCAGGCTTCCTTGATAGCCGCGTTGATGCCCGTGTCTAGGGCGGTCTGGAGATCGGTGTAGGCCGTCTTCATGGTATCGAGAATGGTCTGATGGCGCTTCTGGGAGTCCTCGAGTTGTGCCATATACGCATCCAGTGTGAGGATGCTGCCGCCATATTCGTCTACCTTGGCCTTGGCTTCCTTCCAGCCAGCGACGATCTGATCAAAGGTGTATTCCTTAACGGGGTTGAACAGTTCTGCAAGTTGCTGTTTCAGAGGGTCTAGGGCCAGGTTCTCGCTTAGCTTTGCGTTCGAGGCCTTGAGGCGCAGCTCGTCCATGTCCCCATTGAGGGCCTTGATCTGGAGGTCGATCTCCTTGACGCCGTCGCTCCCCTCCTTCATACCCAGTTTCTTCAGCTCGAGGTTATTGATCTTGAGTTGGAGTTGATCCATCGAGCGGGCGAACCGCTCCTGGGTGTCTGAGAAGGCGTCCGTGCCCCTAAGCGATGCGTTCTGCCACCCGTTCATCGCGTCGGTGGCTGACTGTAGTTGCGTCTCTAGGTCGGCGTGCTGTTTCTGGGCAGCCTCTAGCGCCGTCCCCAGGCCCTCCAACACGTGCTCTTCGCCCTCGATGGCCCAGTTAAGCCGCCCCACACCCTCCTCGGCAGTAGCGATCATCTGGGCGCGCAGGGCCGCAAGGTCGGCGTCTAGGCCACGGAAGACCTCTTCTGCGGCCCCGCCGCCGGTATCGATTGGCGGTGCATTCGCGGGGATGGATATGTTAGCGACGTCCGCGCGGTTGAGCAGGAGTGCCGTGTCATTGTAGTAGGCAGCGCGCATCGCCAAAACCTGTCGCAGTCCGCTTTCCCACATACTCATGGCACCGGCCGAGTCAACGAGGTCGACCTTCAGGCCGCGCACCTGGTCAGCCCAGCCAGCGGTAGCGCCTGACGCGCTGTTGAGTGCGTCCTTGACTCTACTGATACCAGGCACCCAGTCAGGAATCTTGTTAACTACACTCGCAATGAATCCGAGCACGCCCGAAAACGCGTCTATGACCTTGGCTATGATCTCGATGATCGAGTTGACCGCGACCTGGGCAACTGTCTTCATCCCGTCCCAGATCGTCTTCCAGTTGGTGGCTAGAAGTTTGATGGCGACGCCCAGAGAGGCGAGCGCCACGATTGGGGCGAGGATCGGAGCGAGTATCAAGCCAAGGACGACTATCAGGGCCTTGAGTGGGACAGACGCATTGCGGAAGGCCTCGGTGATATCATCCCAGCGCTTAATGGCCAGGACAATGATGGCAATTACTGCGGCGATGGCAACGCCTGCCGCGATGAAGGGCCATGTTGCCGCAATCACACCGACTGCTGCGGTTCCGGCGGCAACGGCTAGGGCAATGAATGCCCCTACCAGGACGCCGCCGATGACAGCGGATGCGGCCATCGAGACATCCTTGTTCTTTTGTAGCACCTCGATCCACTCACCTAGCTTGTCGATGAGAGGTTGTAGGGTCTCCTTCGCCGTATTGAAGGCGCTCGTGATGCGGGGAATCCACGTATCCGCGAGTTCCTGCGCGGCGGGGATCAGTTTGTCGGCTACAAACGAGGCCAGGGCTGTCATGATGGGGAGGACGGCGTAGCCGATCGTCTCCTTCAACTCGCCCATCTTGATCTGGGAGCGCTCCATCGCGCCTGCGGTGGAGTCAGCGAATGCCGTCGCCTGACCGCCGAACTTCTGTTGGAGCATCCCGAAGAGTTCGGTCTCGGTCATGCCCTTCTTGGCCGCAATGCCATAGCGGGCCAGGACGCTAACGTTCTCATCGGTGACCTTGCCCAGTAGCCTGGAGGCTGTCACCAGGTCGATGTTTGCGCCACGGGAGAGGTCTTGCGCTAGGGCGAGCCGCTTCTGGGCCTCGGTTGCGCTGCCGGTCTGCGCCACCAGCATGGAAAGGGAGTCGCGTATCTGGTCGTCGCTGAAGGCCATGTCCTGACCGGCCTGGACTGCCTTATCCATCCAGCCGGTGAAGCCCGCAACGCCGCCCTCGGCGTTCTTGTAGGCCTGCTGAAGGCGCTGGACGGATGCCTGATCTTCCTTGGCGGCATCGGCAGCATCCATAAGGAAGCCGCCCAGTTTCATAATGCCCTGGGCTACGATGAAGCCGCCCGCGATCTTGGCAACGCCGCCTAGCGCAGAGCCCAGACCCTTGGCCTTGTTCTCCACGCCGCCTATAACAGAGGAGGCATCGTCCTTCCCCTTGATGTGGATCAGGACTTCGTTACCCATTCTTGTCCTCGGCTAGTCTCTCAATCGCCAGTAGACGTAGCATATCGCCGCGCTCGGCCAACACCTCGCTAGGGAGTTTGTGGAACCTATCGCATAGTCCTAGCACGAGGCGCGCCGTTATCACCTCTCCTGGCATCAACTCCGGCAGATTCAACTGCCGCCAGCGCTCTATTTCGCATCTAAAGGGGCAGGAACAGCGACCTGCGCCTCCATCCACCGCGTGATTATGTTGTTAATGATCGCCGGATACGCGCGCAGGAGGCCCTTATAGGTGGCTGGGATCGGCCCCTTGTCATCCTCCAGGTTCCAGTCAACCAGGAAGCCCGCCACAAAGCGGCAGAGCCCGTCGATGTCCTGGGATACCTGGAGCTTCTGCGCCTCGATGAAATGGCTCAGGGGGTGGTCAAGGGTGACCCGAACCTCTAGGCCGTCATACTCGTCTGCGAAGACCAACTTCGCTGTTCTCGGTGTCTGCTTAAATCCCATGTTGCCCCTCTCCCCTAATTCCCGATCCTGCCGCGCCACGTGCCCGATCCTGGGCGGTCAACGCGGCAGGTCGTATGGTTCTGCCTTCTTACACAAATGTTGGAACTGTGCCGTCTGCGAGCTTTCCTGTGGATGTCCAGGTGAGGGCACCATCTGCCCCTCTGGCCACGACATAGCTCGAGAACACGAGGTTCAACACTATGTGGTCTAGCGCGCAGCCGCCTGGATAGGTGACGGTTGTTTCGCGCGGATTGCCGACGCCGACGTCGCGAAATACCCTGTGGGATAGGTCGGGGTTGAACATGCCGGTCAAGGACAACTCGGCGTCCGCGAGTAGCAACAGCCGCTCGAGGGCCGCCTTGTCCAGGCCAGTCATGTCAAACTCGCCCTTACTGGTCTTGAGTGTGAAGTTATTGACGTCATTACTGATGTCTTTGGCCACACCCGCGCTGTTATCGACCTCTATCTGGGCGGGAATACCCGAAGATTTCGTCATCTAGCCCCTCCTTATGCGAAGGTCGGAAGCGTGCCGCTGGACAACTTGATGGTGGCAGTCCACGTAAGGCTGCCATCCGCGCCACGGTTTAGGCTGTAGTCGGAGGGCACTCCCTCAAATGCCAACGTCACCAGGCCAACGCCTGGCAGAACGATGGTCACCGTGCGCCCTACCTGGCCCGCCAGAATGCCCAGGTCTGCAAAGACCGTGTGCGAAAGGGCGGGGTTGTAGGTGCCGCTTAGGGACAGCTCTGCGTCCCCGAGCAGCAACAGGCGCTCAACGGCGCTCTTGTCGAGGCCCGTGATATCCTGTTCGCCACGCGACGTCTTGATGCCGCAACTGTTCACGTCGGGGCCGATGGCCACCGGCGCGCCCGCTGCGTTGTCGACGCTGATGGTCAGGCCAATACCACTAGTCTTCATATCTAATTCCTCCTATCCGCTTAGAGCGGAATTCCTCTTGTTGCCGACACTGCGAAAACAACGCTGGTCGGGTAGTTGCTAACCGTTACCGTCCGCACCTGCAGCCACAGTTTGGCGTGCGTCACGGTCTTGGTGATGCGCTGGGCCGTAGGGACGGCGGCGATATCGACGTTGGTGAAGGCCACCAACTCGGTGTAGGGGTCGCCCACCGCGTCGTCGTCGCTATGGAAGATCTTGACGGTGACGTCGTCGCCCGCCGCGCCCGCCATACTGAAAACGTGCAGGTAGAAAACGGTGGGGTCGTTGCTGGCGGGGGTGCCCGCGTAGCCTTGCAGTGTGCCGTCTAGCCCAGGCAGGGTCTCTGCAGCAACGCTGGTCTTCTTCCCTGCGGTCAGTGAGTAGCCCCATTCGAGGGCGTAACCGTTGCCCTTGATCACAATGGTCTGCCCGATCAGCGCCCCGTCCGCGCCGCGATCCAAGCCGTAGTTGCATTGCTTGCCCTGGATACTGGCCGTAACCGCGCCTAGCGTTGCCCCACGGAAGTAGGAAACCAGCGCATCGGTGTCAGGGAGGGTGTTGAAGAGGGCGTGTAGGCCAGGACTGACCGGATCGTAGTAGTTAGCAAAGCCAATCTCACCATCCGCCAGTAGGAGTTGGCGCTCCTCTGCGCTCTTGTCCAGGCCCGTTACAACCCACTCGGCGTAGGTCGTGCTGAGGTTCTGGACGGCACCGATGTCGCCGGACTGGTCGTATCCGCCGATGTATAGCTGATCGCCTAGCCCGCTAGTCTTCATGCTTCACCTCTTCCACGGCCTCGAAGTAGCCGCGCTCTATGCCCTCGGCGATGCGCGCCGTCTTGGGGGGCGTGAATTCGTCGCCCGCCTTGATATCTAGCCATCCCCTACCCGTCCGGTAGGACAGGTCTATCAGTGCCCGATACTTCATATCTATGTCCTCCAACCTGGCCAGAATGCCCCGCAAGTCCACGGCGGCCTGTTCTTCGGTTATGTCAGCGTCCATGTGTCGTTCATAATCAGCGGCAGGGTGATGTCGACGTTGCGATACATCACCTTGTCGATCTCCACGTAGCCAGCCACGGCCTTGAGGGGCGTGCCCAGCTCGCCGAAAACGTCTATGTTGCGGACGGTAGCGCCCAGCTTACAATCGCCCATCAGGGCGGTGAAGATCTTGTCTATAGCGTTGGCCAGGATCACGTCGATCTTCTCGGCGGGCTCCTGCAACATGTTTGTATAGATGCGGATGGTGTAGACGAACAAACCGCTCGCCGCGTTCAACCCGCTGGCCCCTGCCGCAGGGAAGATGGTGTTCAAGAACACCACCACGGTCAGGCCGCTGGCAGGCGCGCCCTTCGGCTCTACCCGCGCCACGTCCCTGAATATGCCCATCTTTTTGAGCATGGATGATACGTTCACTAGGGTGGTCTCTATACTCACTTCAGCCTCTTCGCGATGTCGATGTGGTTAGCGATGTCATGGATCTTGGCCTCTAGCCAGTCCCGCGTCTTGCGGAAGGCGTGGTAGCCCTTAAAGCGCGTTGCCGAGTTGCGAGAACTCTCGCCCTCCAGCCACGGCCCATAGACGCAACCGTTGTCGGTGATCTGGGCATGGAGGCTGCCCTCCCGCTTGCCCTGAACCTGCCGCCGGTAGTTGCCTTGTGACCCACCCTCCTTGGCGCTGATGCCCAGGTAGACGCCCGACGGACTGGGGCGCAGCATCTCATCTAGGTGCTGCTCGCCCGCCTCAATCGCGGCATCCAGGACATCATCGATGCCCTTTAGCACGCGCCCCTTGGCGTCCTTGAAGATGGGGCCGGACAACTCGACGTCAAACTTCACGGCCATCTAGATAGCCCTCGGCCCGCGTGTGCGCCCGTAGGCGTCCTTGGCCCGCTGGCGAACATCAGCTATTCCGCGTCCGGAGATCTCCTTGATGGCGTCACCTTGGCCCGCTGTCAGGGCGAAGTTGCCCTTCTCCTGCGTGAGGCCGTAGATTACCTCGGCCAGACACAACTCAGATATGAGGCCAGGCGGAACGTTCTTGGTGATAGCCGCCGCTATGTTGTGCGCCGCTGCCGTAGTGCCTACCGCTGCGCGCGACACCGTCAGCGTTCGCGGCGCGTAGACCACCGCGTTGTCCAGGTGGCCAGCCAGAACCGAGCCGTCATAGGCCCGCTTAACCGTTAGGATAGCGCCGCCGACGCCCTCCACCAGCATGCGCTCGGCGTCGATGGTGATGATTTCGCCCAGGCAAACCGCGCCCACTCCGTCGATTGTGATGGCTACAACTGCCTCATCAGCAGCGATGTGGGCACCCATGTTGACGGCGGTTGTGGTGGTCGATAGGGTCTTCTCGGTGACGATCATGCGCTCGGTGCCTATCAGGATCAGGTCGCCGACGCCTATCAGACTAGAATCAGTGACGTCGAGGGCTAGTTCTGTGCCGTCATCGGCCTCGGCCAGGGCACCTGCCGCTATGGAGTCCTCACAATAGCCCCAGCGCCCCGTAACCACTATGGCGTGCTGAAAGCCACTGCCCGCCTGAAATGCGGCGCTAGAGGTTAGGTCAACCTCAATGCGGTTGTAGGGCGGCCCGTAGTTGACGGGTTCCTTGTAGTAGTCGGCGGGCGCAATAGTGACGCCGCCGGATACCAGTAGGGTGACCTCTAGCAGGTCAGCGTTTAGCCAGTAGCGGTAGGCGGTAGGGGATTGTGAACTGGGGTAGTCATAATAGCGAACTGCCGTGAGGGGGTAGAACCAGCGATTGAGGGAGTCCTCTGCTTCACGAGATGCGGATTCTAGGAGACGGTCAATTGAGGGGTTGTGGTCAGGGCCGTTTATCTGTGCGGCACGCTTGACCTGTTCACGTGTGGTATACCAGAGTCCCATCGTTACCTCATGCTTTCTAGAGGAGTGAGGGACGGCGAATAGGGGGAACGTCTACCCGCCGTCGCTCCTTCCTGTCGGACTATCAAACTTGAGCCCACAGAATGGGCAGTGGAATTGACCTCTCGGCCCTTGCTCGACGGGCTCGCCGTCGTTGGGGCACGCCTCGATGCGCCGCGCCGCCTCTTGACGAGCGATATCGCGTGCCTCGTGGATGATGGAGAGGAACTGGTAGCTCATTAGAATATGCCTACCATCGGAACGGTTATCGTGTAGAGTTCGAGGACTTCGGCTGCAGTCAGGGCCTTACCGGTCAGGAACGGTAGGGCGATCCGCCCGTGGAATTCGTTGGTTGGCAGCGCGGTAACGCCGCTACAGGCGACGGTCAGCGGTGTAGCGCCTGGGATGATGTCGATGAACAGGCCGGTCTCAGTCAGAACGCTGGTAACCAGTGCGCCGTTGACATAAAGTTTGACGGTGGGGGTGACAAGAACGCCGTCGTAGGTGGCCACGACGTGCTGCATCTGACCCTGGGTAACCAGCGGGCCTACCGCGATCTCGCTAGCGTTCGCGGTGTCGTCGTAGAGTTCGAGGTTGAGTTTGCCAGCCGCGTCGATCCAGAATCGGAACTCGCGGTCGGTGCCTGCCACGTCATACTTGGCCACGATGGTGTTGTTGACGACGGTTGTAGGACGTATCCACGCGCCCACACTGAAGGGGGCCGCTGCGAACGAGTAGTCGCCGTGGTCAATGCCCGCCAGGTGGTGGTCGCCGGTCGGGTGGAAATGGTAGCTGTAGATGCCAAACGGTATGCCGTAGCCCAGGGCTACCGGCGAGAAGTCGTCGCTCAAGTCCTCTGCCGCGCCTGCGGTCTCGGAGGGGATGAGGTCACCCGCGCCGATGCACGTAACAAGTTCGCCCCAGCCCTCATAGAAGGGCCAGAACGACCGCTTGGTGACACCCAGAATCGTAAGGATGTCGTTGATTTTTGCTTCGTTGCCTGGGTTGTAGACGGTCATGTTAGGTCAAGTCCTGCCAGAATATGAGGTAGAACAGGCCGGTTGTGTCGCGTGCGTGAGCGACTACGGTGATGTTGGCCGCGTTCAGGGCGGGGGAGAAATCCTCCGGCTGACGGCACTCACCTATGACATAGGCAGCGCTGAGCATATAGACGGCGATGATGGCGTCTGTCTGCAGCATGCCCGTGACGGGGATGGTGGTGTCAGCGCCCTCATTTTGCCCAGCAACGATCTCGCACTTGACAAGGCCGGTCTGCGGCCAAATTGTAAACTGTCCCATGTGTGTTCTCCTTGGGCGGGTAGGGGGCCGGAATAGAATCCTAGCCCCCATCCCTATGTCAGTTACGCGTTCGAGTTGCGCAGGTTGCTAGGCTTGCGCTGGACGTTCAGGCCGGTGCGGATGGCCAACACGCCGCCCAACTGGGCGTTTGCGCCCACGTCAGTGATGTAGATGAAGGCCCAGTAGAATCCACCAGCGAAGTCCATGTCGGCTGCTTCGACGTGGTAGACCTGGATGCAGTCGGCCTCGGCGATGGTGGCGTCAACTGTAATCTCGCTCGCGGCCACCTGAGTGGTCTCCACCCAAAGCTCGGCACCGGTCAAGGCCACCGCGCCCTTCTTGGTGAAGAAGTGGGTGATGGTGTCCAAGTCCTTAGCGGTGCCACCGGAGGCAGCGTTGGCCTGTTGCACGTCAACCACAGGGTCTTGCCCTGCAGTGCCGATGCCCTTGTAGAGCACGAAGTCCACCGACTCGCAGTCCCTAAGAGACACACGCAAGCCGATGTTGTGGGCGTTGTCCTGCAAGTCCTTCGGGACGATACAGGCACAGAGGTCGTAATCAAGTCCTAGTCGTTCCATTTCGTTTTTCCTTCCCGTCCGCCAAGGGGTTTCAATGCCTCGGTGGGCCTAGACGCGGGCAGGGGTTTGATTGCCTACCCGCGCCGGATACGTTATTTCGTTGTTACGCTGCGAGCACTACAAAGGGGCTCAGCGCAGCGCCGCCGTTCGCGGGAGTAATGGAGGACTGAATCCAGCCACGCCCATCCACGCGCTCGACGATCTTGTACATGGTCTCGTCAGTCTGGAAGCGGATGTGCTCCGAGGAGCTAGCGGTCATGACTTGGCGGTCGCCGATGAGGTAGTAGCCGAAGTCATAGAACCCGATCTGACCCTGCGTGCCAAGCGCCGGAACGTTCTCGGTGAAGATCACGGGGCGGCCCAGGATGCTAACCGGAGGGCCAACCTGCCCGTTGTTCAGCCAGATTGCGCTGCCGCCCGCGCCCACGGCCAGGGCCATAGTTGCAAGCTGGGGGAACGTGTCGATGCTGGCAACCCAGACGCCACGGCCAAGGGAGGCCGGAAGCATACGGGTGTAGAGGCCAACGAGGTTCTGCCAGACGATGGTGTTGGCGGGCTGGGCTGCAACCTTGGCCACGACCACGACTGCGGGGCTATTCAGCGCGCCCTGGGGCTCGCCTACGCCTGTGCCGGTCAAGAAGGCCAGGTCTTCGAAGCTGGCAACAGCCTCGGGGAGTAGGGTGTTCACGAAGGTCGCGAAGGAGACAACGGAATCCTGCAGCAGTTCGTTAGGAACCACGCAAGCGGCTGTCAACTTCTTGGCCTCCAGAACGGTGCGGCCAAACCGCGCGTCGTTGAGCGCGATGGTGCCGGATTCGGGAGTCCAGTAGCAGATGACCCCGCCGTATCTGCTGCCCACGTTAGTGGTGGAGTCAATTGTGGGGATCGGCACCCGCAGGGAATCCATAGGGATCACGCGGGCGAGGGGCCGAACGACGGAGGTCTGGAGGCTCACGCGCAGGATTTCGCTGCGCAGGGTCTCGGGAACCAGGAAGCCACCAGCGTCAGGAACCTGCTCGCTGTAGGCCCGCAACTGAACGATGCGAGGGTCAATCTGTCCGCCCTGGAAGTTCTTATACCAGATGGACTTCAGGTAGTCGCCTGGGCCGTCATACAGGGCTTCGATCTTTGCGCCGAGCGCCCTGGGGTTGAAGGCGGTGCTCTTGCCGGTGTCCTCGCGGATTACCAGGCTAGGGCGCTTCACGCCTTCCTCCTTGAGCCATTCGCTCAGGGTCTTCTGCGTCTGCTCGGCCACCTGGTCGGCGATGTCGCTCGTCTTCAGGGTGGACTTGGCGTAGGCGTGAATGGTGTCCTTGAACTCCTCGGGGGTCAGGCCCTCGAGGTTCTTGATGTCTCCCACAAACTCCGCGAGTTCCTCGGGAGTCTCAGGGATAGCGAACTTCTTCTTCATTAGGTCAATACCTCCATCAGAGTGAGACTAGCGGCCTGCCGAAAGGCCTCGGCCTTATCGAATTCAACCGGCGGCTCGGCATCCGCCTCCTCTTGCTCTTCTGATTCCGGTTCCGGTTCAACGACCGGAGGGTGCTTGAACTTGCTCAGGTCGAACGTGTTGCGGATACCGGACGGCTTGCCTACCTCATCGGCTAGGCCAGCGGCAACCGCTTGCTCGTCCGTATACCAAGTTTCGGCCTTCATGCGGTTGCGCCAGGTAGACGTTTTGCTACCGGCAACGCGCTCCTGATAGACGCTCGCGATCTGGTCGCTAACAACGTCGAGGCGCTCGGCCATCTTGGTCATGTCCTCGCTGGTGCCTACGGCCATACCGAAGGCGTCGTGGATCATCATTGAGGAGTGGCGGGCCATGATGACGCGGTCACCCGCCATGGCGATCACGGTCGCGATGGATGCGGCCAGGGCATCAACGTAGACGGTGACCTCGGCAGCATGCTCTTTGAGCGCGCTGTAGATGGCCAGGCCGTCGAATACATCCCCACCAGGGGAGTTGATATGTAGGTTGAGTTTGCCCGCAGTGATACCCTGCAAGTCCTTAATGAAGGCTCCTGCAGTGATGCCGAACGCGCCGATCTCGTCATAGACGAAAACGTCTGCGGACTCATCCGCAAGGTTCTTGATCGAATACCAGGTTGGTCGTTCCATATCTACCTTCTAGTTTAGGGGGTCATCCCGACTTTTCTGAGGGAGTTTCGCACGCGCGGGGCATCCCTGGATGGTGCCGTCCAGGCGTGCAAGGGTGGTGTTGACGTTCTCGAGCGTGTTGGTGAGGTGGGCTAGGTGATTCGAGACTAGGATGCTGCCCGCGTCAATCAACCGGCGCGCTAGTTTGTAGATGCCATAACCGAACGCGAGTAGGACGCCTACCGCGCCGCCTTGGATGAGGATCTGGATGATGTCTGGGGTAATGCTAACCATGGAAATACCTCACGTTGCACTCGCAGTTTGGGTGGGCAGGTATGGTGTCGTCGCCGGATGAGAACGTGTCATCGATCCCGATGTCGCCGTCGCCCTCGTTGCCGTCGCAGATATCACATCCGCTGCCCTGGGTTATCCATCGCTTCATGTTGCGCCCGCTACTGATTGCCGCGTCATGGCTACCCTGTCCGTGGGCAATGGCGGTCTCTGTCCTGGCAGTTATCGAGGCGCGTTCCTTACTGAAGGCATTGCTCTGTCGGATCGCCTTCTTCAGATCGCCCAGGCCCAAGCCCTTCTCGATGGCGTCGGCAACCGCGCCCTTGACGTTGTTGCGGGTTGTTGCCGCCATAGACAGGTCGCCATCTAGCTTGAGTAGATCGCCCGCATGCGTCTCGGCGAATTTGACGGCTAGTTTGTGAGCCTCTGTGCGCGCCAGGGAGGGGTCAACGGCGATGGCCGCTGCCTCAAATGCCGCCGTTAGCGCGGCCTCCACGTCCTCGTGGTAGGAGTCAAACCAGTCGTCGTAGGGGGGGATGGTCACTAAAGGTCGTCCTCGTCGATGGCGTCTAGTGTCTTGTGGAGTTCGGTGTCCAAGATGGACTCGAACAAGCGCCTCATGCGGTTCTCGTTTATCTTCCTGGGGGCAGCCTTTGCCTGAAACCCTGCGGGTGCTGGGGCCTCCGGCTTGCCAGCGAACGTGATGGCGGGCAGGCCTAGTGCGTCAAGAACCGCAGCAGGGTCAAACCCTGCGTCGATCAACATCTTGGCTGCGTTGACCTTGGCGGTGAACTCCGCGGTGTCCTGAACGCGATCGGCAGGGGTGGGGGCATCGAAATCGAACTCTAGCCCCGCGCCGGACGTGCCATAGAGGGGCAGTAGCTTCTCGTTGAGGGCGCGCTTGATACGGTTGAGGCGCGGATCAATCAGCCAGCGCGCAAAGACAACCTCGGCTGCCTCGGCGTTGGCGCGGTTGACATCATCGGTTGCGCCCAGGAGGGGCTTGGGGAAGCCGAACGCCTCGCGGATGATCTCGCGGTTGAGGTGGCGCATGGCCTCAAACTGCATATCACGCTGTGTAAACTTCCTGTCTACCCAGGTCGCCCGCTCTAGGATGGCCACGCGATGGGCGTTTGCCACGCCCTGATGCTGCTCCGCCCAGCGGTCACGCATCTCCTCAAACTCGGCATCGGTTAGGTGCCCGTCGACCTGGATGATGCCAGCGGGCTCGGCGCTGTTGAGAAAGAAGTTGCGATTCCAAGCGGCTGAGTAGCGCTCGGCGTCGATGTCTGTGAGGATGCTCTGCACCGGCCCCAGGCCACGATAGGGGTCTAGGGGGTTAGGGCGCTTGAGCTGAATGACCTCGCCGGTCGACCAGGGCATGTCGGGGTTGCCAGGGCACTTGTAGACCCATCCCGCGATGAATAGGTCGGGGTCGGGAATGGGCGTTACACGATCAGGACGGATAGGCCATAGCTCTTGGGGCGGGCCGAAGCCCGACTTGCTGTAGCCCAGATACCAGATAGCCTCGCCTACGAGGTCGAGGTGCTGTTGGAATGTCTCGATGAATTCGTGCTGGTCATAGAAGGGGTTGGGCTTGTTCCATAGGTCTAGCGCGGGGTGGACAAAGACCTCGGTGCGATCCTGTCCTGGCTTGGCGCTCTTGTAGAGGTGCCAGTCGGCGCTTGCTGTGGCCTCGGTTAGCTTGTCAACGATGGCAAAGATCGTGCCTACCGAGCCGTAGGTGCGCATCAGGGCCTCGGTGTTGTTGCCAAACAGCCCGCTGATCGCGCGGACGCCGCGCCCCACATAGGGCGGGCCTTGATTGGAGATAGCAGTGCGAAGGAAGGACTTCATACGTGAGTTCAGTGTAAGCGCTAAGGGCTAGTTCACGAAGATGAAACCGCCCAGCCGACGGTCAGGCAGGCGACTCCGGTAGCGGCTAGGGCAGGGGCCAGGCCAAACGCGATCCCGATGGACATCACGATGAGTCCAAAGCCCATGATGTCTAGCAATCGGGGCGTCCACTCGGCCCGAAACTGTCTGAGTATTTTCTTAAGTAGCATCATGCGCCGCCTTTTCTATATGCTCGCCCGTGTTGGCCGCCGTGTCGCCAGAGGATCGGCGTGGCGCGTTAGGTGCCGACCGCACTACCGCAGGGTGTGTGGCGGTGCCGGACGCTATCAGCACCTTGAACTGGTCAGGCGATACCACGAACGTCTTGGGCTCCTTGCACACCGCGCACTGGCCGGTGATCGGGATACCAGGCGGCACTACATATTCCGTGCTGTGCCGCAAGTTCCTCATCGCGTGTGACTTATGGCAGGTGAAACAGTAGCTTGTCATTACATCCACCTCACTCTTGGCGCGCCGCCCTCACGGAAGTGGTGGTTGGCCAGGGCCAGGGCGCATACCTTGTCATCGTTCAGCCCTTCCGGCGCGCTGTAGCGGACACCGGTGCGGGTGTATTCGTATTCAAAGGATTCCAACTCGCTCACAACGTCCTCGGGGAAGCGGATCGCGCGCTGGCTGATGACCAGGGCCAGCTCCTCCATGATCTGTTGCTTGCTTTGACTGGTGAAGTTGAAGCCCTCGTAGTTGCCGCCGCCGCGTTGAAGTTCCTCAACGATGGGGTCGCCTACCCCTGTAGCGTCAACGAGCGCCGCTGTGTTGCCCGTCAGCCAGCGGATACGTTGAACCTGGAGCGACCATGGCGCTTGGAATCTATCGAACCCACAAACGGCACGTGTTGCGTTTAGTGCGATCCCGACCGTCCAGTCTGATCCTGCCCTCTTGCCGCGCGCTAAGTCCCAGCCGATCGCAACAGCAGGAGGCGCTCCAAGAGGTGCGACACAATCAGCGATTGCTCGGATATCGAACGGGCAACTGCCATCTTCAGTGGCAATGGCAAGGTAGAGTTCCTCGAAGACAGCCTTCGGCAATGCCAGGCGAGCATCCTCGACCTCCGCCGCCGCAAGTATCCCGCCCTCGATGGCGTCATGGGCCGTGAGTTTCGCATAGTGATATCCCTCCTCTCCGCCCTCCGCCTTGCGTGCTAGGCGATAGGCCCAGTTCTTGCGCCCGTGGACGTTGCCTATGATCCTCACCGGCCCCTGGGTGGCCGTCAGGGTTGAGCGAACAGCGTGCCATGCCTCTTCCTTCATGCGGGTCGCCTCGTCCAGCACAGCCGCCCACACATCCTCGCCGTAGAGGTTGTCCGGTATCTCGGCGGTCTTGAACCAGATGACCGTGCCGTTCAGGAGGGTGAGGGTCAGTTCACTCTCGTTGGCGACATAGAGGCTCTTGGGGAGTCCTGCCTTTGCGCGCCGGAAGGCAATCTTGGCCTGGCTGTAGACGGGCGCTACCCACCACACGATGTGCCGATCGTGTGCGAAGGCCTGCTCCAGCAACCACGCCAGACAGCCCACAGTCTTGCCTGACTTAGTTGACGCCTCAACGACTGCGTAGCGCTCGGGGGCGAAGATGGCTGCAGATTGCTTAGGGTAAAGGTGGGGACGGTGGTAGGTGATGGTTGTGGTCATGCCTAGTCAACGCCATCACCCTCTTCCACCTGGTCGGGGATGCCGATCTTGAAGGTGAAATCTCGTGTAGCTATCTCTAGCAGCGCCTGGCTCGGGTCGTCGCTATACTTGGCAACCCATTCAGCAGCGCGGACATCGCCCACCTTGGCCAGGGCTAGCATCTTGTTGATGACGGCCTGCTTTTCTGTCTCCGCCGTTTCCCGTAGGAGTTGCCTGATTGACTTGCCAGGCGGATGGCCGCCCTTCGGGTTGCCGGATTGCCCTGGCTTAAATCGTGTTGCTGGTGATGGGTTGGGGTTGCTCATTTCCTGCCTGTTCCTGCCATTCCAATATCAACTCGAGGACGCCGCTCATGCCATATGCCGTGTAGTGCCCCTCGACGATGCGTGCACTGTCGGGGATGATTACGCCTGGATACTCGTTAAGGCGGGCGGGGGTGAAGTGGCCCTTCAGGATGTCCAGAAGGAGTGGGGTTCCTATGCGTAGGGTTTGTTTCATTACTCTTCTCCCCGCCGTGGCTCGTAGATCTCGGCCTTCATCCCGTTTGCCAGGGTCTCCGACTTGCCGGTAGGGTAGAACGTCACCCTGATCATCGTGTGCCGTATGGAATAGCCGCGCGGATCAACGATGTGAAACTCGCCCCAGGGGTGGTCAAACCAGCGCCCCTCATACTCGGCGAGTCCAGGCGGGCAGTTGCGTAGGACTATGGGGTATCTCATTATTCCTCTTCCTCTATTTCCACCGCGCGATTAGCAGGTGCTTCAGGTCAGTGGTGACGTGGGACGTGGACGATGAGGTGACACTCATCAAGCCAGGGTCTTCGTGGGCCATGCCCAGGCAATGGCCAAACTCATGATTGACTACCCACGTCCGCCCCTCAGGAATGTTCTTCTCCCATTTCGCCGTATCGAGCGTAATGACGCAGGTAGGCGTCAGCGCCCCGTAGTGCTTCGTCCAGTTCCAATTCGCGCCGTCGCCGTAGTTGGTTACTCCTTGATATGGCGGCGTTGCCCCCAGGCGGAACGTAACGGTTGAATTCTGGCAGTCCGCTATTAGCTTGATGCCCAGGCGACGCAGGGGCGATTTCCAGCCTAGCGGATCGCGCAAGGCCGCCTTGATATCGCTACCGTGCGTGACGCCGGTTAGGCAGTAGCGGATCTCTGTCTTGTTGACTAGGTTCACTAGGGGGATGGCTGGGCAGTATTTCGCCGTGCAATGCCCCGTCCAGGGGCTCGCCGCGTAGGTTGCCCCACAAACGGCCAGCAAAGCCGTTGCCCCTAGAGCCAGTGCTACCATCAATTTCTTCATTTCTAGTTCCCCCTTTCACCTGTCATGACGATCCGGCGCGGGCGAGTGTAGCATGGTAGGAAATCTTTCCTCTCGCCCCTGGTGGTAGGGAAAGTGTCCCCTCGATGGTCAGCTCGCCGTCCGGTTCAACCCAGACGCGCCCTACAAGGTGATCAACGTCGTCCCATGCCGCGTCGCCCTCACCGAGCGATTCTCGTCCGGCGGCGCAATCGCGGAGGAATGCTGCGAACAAACGAAAGACCTCACCGTCAGCGGGGTGTTCCTCTTGCGCCCGCAACTCGACCATCGCCTTGCTGCGGTCGGCATCGATGCGCGACAGGCGCGTAGTGGCCTCGTCGTGGGTGATGGTGCCGTCCACCCGCAGATCGATCAGCCGTTGGCGTTCCGCCGTCAACCTAACCACTCGGGCCTCAAGTTGGGCCTCTTCCTTGCCGCCGTTGCTAACCCGATCGGCGACCCATTCGAAGTCCTCTGCGCTGGCCAGTAGGTAGTTAGGGTCGCCCATGACCGCAGTTGCCCACGTCCTAACGCGCCCCTCTAGGTCTGTCGCCTGCCAGCAAGTCTTGGCCGTGTGGGCGGGCACCGTGTCTCGATACCGCTTCAGGCCGCCGCATGAGTAGACGGCGCGCCCCCTACTTTTTGTGTCCACGTAGAATAGATGGCCGCACGTCCGGCAGAATACGCGCCCCTTAAGTAGGTATGGGTGCTTGGGCCGTGGGCCGCTATAGGCCTTGCGCGCTGTCAGAGCCGCCTGCGCCGCGTCGAACGTTTCGCGGTCAACGATGGCCGGACAGACCATAGGCAGATCCCCGTAGTGTGACTCGCCAACATAGCGGCGGTTAGTCAGGATGCGGTGGATAGTCGCCGTATGCCAATCGCGCGCCGGTTTCGGCCCATTACTTGGTGGGGGAATACGCAGGTTTCGTAACCGGTTACAAACGTCTTGGAGCCCGTCCCCCGCAATGCACCAGGCAAAGACGCGGTGGATGATTTCGGCTTCCCAGGCGCTCGGCGTCAGGTTGATCCCGTCGCGCCGGTAGCCATAGGGGATCTGGTTGCACATGTAGGCTCCCTGCCTCACCTTGCGTTGGCGTCCCTGCTTCATCCGGCGGGCGATCAGCGCCCGCTCTAGCTCTGCCACGGCCAGGAAGACCTGGAAGGTGAAACGGCCTTCTGGTGTGTCATCGAAGGACTGGCTCACGAATTCGACTGCGATTGTCAGGCGCTTGAACTCGCGTGTGGCCAGCAACGCCTCGGTTATGTCACGCCCCAGACGAT